TGCTATGATGACAGAATATCAAGGCTATTTATTGATTCTTGTTAATGGTAAGATATATTTAGCTGATAGTAGACAAAAGTATGCTAATTTAGATAGTTTTGGGTATGAATGGTTTTATTGGGATTTTACAGACATAAATCCTATATTATTAAAGGAATATAATGATAAATTATATATTGGAACCGATAATGGTTCTATTTTTATTTTAGAAGGTACTAATGATAATGGAAAAACAATTATTTCATATTGGACTACTCCAATGGACAATTTTGGTTATAATAATCAATTAAAAACCACAAATAAACGTGGTGGTTTAGCTAAAATAAAAACAATACCTAATGGGCTTATAAAAATTGCCAGAAGAACAGACAAATCAAGTGAATATAAATACACAACAAGAAAATCGGCCAATGGATTTTCATTTGAAAGTTTAGATTTTAGAAACTTTAGTTTTATTACAACAGATAAATCTTATGTTTTATATAAAATAAAAGAAAAAAAATTAAATGAATTATCGCTTAAATTTTATAGTGATGAAAAAGACAAACCATTTGGAATATTTAGTTCAACAATAGAAGCTTTTGTTGGTGGATATATAAAAAAATAGGAGGGGAATATGGCGTTAACGAAATTAGAAGAAAATTTAAATACTATAGAAAATTTACCAGACAGTCCTACATTAGAAACTGCAGAATTAAAAAAGAAATTTGATGAAAGTTCAATAAAAATAAAAGAATATATAAATGAAGTGTTAACAAATGAGTTAGATAAATTATTTAATAAAAAGTTAGACAAAACTGGGGGAACTATAACAGGAAATTTAGCTGTACAAAACTTGACAGGAAAAATCAATGGTTTTACATGGGATGTAAATACCAATAATGAAAATGACACATGGGTGCTTGTATTAAGTGAAGGAAAGATAAAACATAGAGTATTAAATACAGCATTTAATTCAGATATTAAGACAGTAGGGAAATTAATGTATCCAGTAGGTTCAATTTATTTAAGTGTAAAAAATACAAATCCAAGTTCTTTTTTTGGAGGAACATGGGTAGCATGGGGAACAGGAAGAGTACCTGTAGGAGTAAATGCATCAGATAATGATTTTAAAACAGTTGAAAAGACTGGTGGAGAAAAAACACACAAGTTAACAATAGAAGAAGTACCACCACATTCACATAGAACATGGATAAAAGATGAAAATTATTCAAGCTTAGGAGACGGTTATGGAAATTATTTTTATGGGAAAGGACATTATTATAATTTGACAACCCAAACAGGAGGTGGAGGAGCACACAATAACTTGCAACCATATATTACATGTTATATGTGGAAAAGAACAAGTTAGAAAGGAGTATATATGGCTACTGGATATGAAGATATTGATAGATTAACTAATCAACAGAATAATTTAATAAATGAACAAGAAAGAAAACAGAATGAGTTAATAAATCAACAAACTCAAATGCAAGTTGATGAATTAAATCGAGAAAAAGATAAAATTGAACAAGATACGATAAAAACAACAAAAGGACTGTATTCAAATTGGCAAAAACAAGCAAACCAATATGGAGCCAATGCAGAACAATTAGCACAACAAGGTTTGGCTCATAGTGGTTATGCAGAAACAACCCAAACAGCGTTATATAACACTTATCAGAAAAATGTAACAGAAACTTTAAACAATGCCAGAGATTTAAAAAGTGATTATGATTTTAAAGTTCAACAAGCAAGGCAAAATGGAAGTGTACAACAAGCACAAGCAGCATTAGATTTATACAAACAAAAAGCTCAATTATTAACACAAAATTATGAGTTAAGACAAAATAGAGAACAATATTTATATCAACAAGAAAGAGATAGAGTTTCTGATAATCAATGGCAAAAAACCTTTGACCAACAGGCAAGGCAAAATGAAATCGAAAATCAATGGAAACAAAAATCTTTTGACTATCAAAAACAAAGAGATGCTATTTCTGATAGTCAATGGCAAAAGAATTTTGATTATCAAAAAGAGAGAGCTGCTGTTTCTGATAATCAATGGCAAAAGCAATATGAATTGTCAAAAAAAAAATCTAGTTCGGCTAGTAGTTCTAAAAGTAGTAAAAAGTCAACCAAGAGCACAGGTGGACTAAAGGTATCTGATAGTAATATAACAGAAGAAACTGATCCAAGGCTACAACGAATATTAAAAAATGCAGCTGATGTAGGTAGTGAGATTGGTATAGGTAGCATGAAAATACTTAATAGTTTAATGGGAAGATGGTGATAGTATATGCTTAAAAAAATTTGGGAGATTATAGAAGATATAGCTGGAAGAAACGATAAAGAAAAAGAACAAGATGCAATAAAAGTACAACAGAATGTAGAAGATTTCATATCTAATGCAAAGGCAAATTTTAATGATAATTATTCTAAAATTATAAATTCTAAAGAAAATATGAGTAATTCAATAACTTCGAATAATTTTAATGAGAGAAATAATATATGGAATCAAATACAAGAAAATGCAGAACGAAGCGTTGGAATAGTAAAAAACAACATAGGAAATTTTGGGAATGATACAGGAAGAACTGTAGAAAATACATGGCTAGGAGCTACATCAGGAACGAAACAATCTCTTAAATATTTAACTAAATTTGGAGAGAATATAAACGGAGGAGCAAGATATTATAAAGACGGAAATGAAATAAAATTAACTGATTTGCCTAATTATTTAACAGAGGAACAGTTGAAAAAATTAAAAAATATTAATGAAGAAGTAAAAGACAAGCTTGGATTTAATATGGATAAAAAATTGCAATCATCAATTAATAAAGACCAAGAAAAAATACAAAAAAATATAGAAAATCAAGGAAATTCAGTTTCTAAAAAATTAGCAGAACTTGCACCGTCAATAGGAAATATGATACCTGGAATGGTTGCAAGTAGTGTAAATCCAGTTTTAGGAGCAACTTATTTTACAGCATCATCAGGGGGAAGTTATATAGATGATGCCAAAGAAAGAGGTATGACAGATGAACAAGCGTTTTCCTATGGGACTATGATGGGAATTATGGAAGGTATAACTGAAGGAGTAACAGTTGGTAACTTTAAAAAAGCAGGTACAGCAATTAATAGTATTATAAAAGAAACAGGAAAAGAAGCGGCAAAAAAAGGTACAGAGCAACTTGCTAAAACGTCAATTAAACAAGTTTTGAAAGATTATGGAATAGGAATTGCTGATAATGCTATACAAGAAGCAATAATGGAACCAATACAAGAAACTGTTGCTGGAGCAATAGGAGGAAAAGAAAAATCTGATTGGCATAATATGGGTCAAAGAATGTTACAATCGGGAATTAATGGAGGATTAGTTGGCGCTATAGTTGGTGGTGGTAATATGGGAATACAATCATGTGCAGCTGTTGTAGAAAAGATAAATAATGGAAAAACACCGTCAAATACAGAAATAAAATTGGCAATAAAAGATGCATCTAAAGAATTAGATGTTGAAAAAATGATTCAAGATAGTGTAATTCAACAAACAAATAAATACAAAAATTATCATACAGAAACAGTGGTAGACAATATTAATACCAACATATCAAATCAAACACAAAATGTAATAAGTAATAATCAAAATATGCAACAAAATGCAATCCAGAATCAATCTAAAACTCAGGGGAAACAAATTATATCAACTCAAAATCAAAATATTCAAAAATCGGATATTGTAGAAAACAATAATACTAAAATAGCAAAAATGAAAAATTTTGACGAAAGTGCAAAACAATATAATATAGATTATAAAAATGAAGATTTGAAAGAAATAAAGCAGATGTTTGATAGAAGAGGTATTAATGCATATTTTGATGAAAATACTTTTAAAAACAATGATGATGCTTTTTCTGTATGGAAGCCAATATATGATGAACAGGGAAATGTAGCAGATAGAGAAGTAGTTTTTAATCCTAAAACACAAGATACTAACACAAGGGTTCAAGAACTTGCAATACATGAGTTAGGACATGATTTAGATTTGAATGAAGTACAAAATATGATATTGAAAGATGCTAGCAAAAAAGAAAACTGGGAGAATGCAAGAAAGTCATTAGAGAATACATATAAACAGGCATATGAAAATGATAATATACAAATATCAGATGAAAATTTTAATAAAATAGTTGATGAAGAGGCAACTATGAACATTTTGCAGAGAGAACTTGGAAATCAAGAATATGTAAATAGACTTGTTAATCAAAATAAATCTGTTGCAAAGAAAATATATAATTGGGTAATTGATAAATTAAATAAATTTACTGGTGGTAAAAATGAAAAAATATTTTGGACTGATATAAGAAATAAATTTGAAACAGCTTATAATCAAGAATTTAGTAAATATGATAGCAATTTAAAATATTCTGTTGCTGGTAAGGAAGCATTAAAAAATATAAAAGAACCACAATTAAGCCAAGAAGCATATAACAGTTATAATAAAGCAAAACAAATGGCAAAAAATAAAGAAAGTAATGAAAAAATCTATAAAGAAACAGGTTGGTATAAAGACAAAGTTACAGGAAAAATGAAATTTAATTTTTCTGATAAAGATATGAAAATAGCAAATCAAAATTATAAAGTTGGTCAAGAATTTAAGTTAAAAGATATTCTTATTCATAACACTTTGTTTGAAATGTACCCTCAATTACGAGACTACAAAGTAAAAATTGAAGATATGAACTCTAATAATACAAAAAATAATGGTAGACTAAATGGAAGATACAATAGATTTACAGATGAATTAACTATAGATATTAATAGATTTAATGATATATCAAATGCAGAAGGCACATTAATTCATGAGATACAACATGCGATTCAGAAGATAGAAGGGTTTGCAGGAGGAACTTCTATAAAATTTGGAAAAGAAAAATATAAAAATAATCCTGGGGAGATAGAAGCTAGAGATACATCTAAAAGAATGATTGAAGAAAAATATAATGGAAAAGATCTAAGTAATATCATGCCAAAATCCGCAAATGTTAATACAAGTATACTTGAAAAAATGAAAATAGGATTGTATAATTATTTAAGTAATATTAGCAATGAGGAGGTATCAAATGAATTTAATGAAAGCAATAAAAAGAAAAATTCATCAAATGCTAGTGAAAATAACGGATTGGTATTGGGAGGAATAGAAAAAAACAATGTAGAATCTGAAAATAATTCAGGTTCTTTTTCTTTTGAAAAAAATACTAAAAGATATGAAGATTTATTATTGTCTAACACTATAAATTATAATAAACGTAATGATGGTAGATTAAATATAGAAATGTATAGCGGAAAAGAACTAATAAATCAATTTACAGTAAACTCAAAAGAAGAATCAATAAAACAACTAGGAAATGATATCTCAAATTATATATATGAAAATGCTAACGAAAATATGCAGACTTTAAATTTGAAACAACAAGATAAAAGTAATTATAAACCAATTACTCATAAAGAAAAGCAATTAGACATCATAAAAAAAACAAATCCTATGTTAGATGATTATCATGCTGGAATAAGAAATATTGAAGATATAAAGACATTTGAAGAAGCTATTAATGATAAAGAAAGTTTTAGTTGGGGAGATTATTCAAAAGAAGATGCTGAAAGAGATTTGAAAAGAAATAAAGTTCAGGTATATTCATCTTATACTATAAAAAATGGAACATTTGTTAGTACATCATATATACAAGCATTGGAATATGCAGGAATGGATAAGTCTAAAATACACAGTAAAGAAATAAAACCTTCAGAAGTTGCTTGGATAAATGGAGATGAAGGGCAATATGCAAATATAAATCAAAAATATGCATTACCAATTAAAGATTGGCAACAATTTGTAGAAAATAACTACCAAAAGCAAGGAACAGGTCAGAATTTAAAAGAATATAATTTGCCAACTAAAGAAAGTACAAAAACGGAATTGAACCTTCCAATTAAAGAAAATATTAATACTCAAGGAGAGAGTATTAATTGGAATGAAATAGAAAGACCAGAAGGAAAAATAAGAAAACATTATAAAAGCATAATAGAAAGTAGTAATACAACAAAAGAAGCTAAATCTATAGCAAAAGAACTAATGGGAACAGATACTTATGTACCTGAAACTAATAAATCACAATTAGTTCAAGCAGATGCTAGAATAAACAATTCTAGCCCTGAAGCAGAACTAAAATCATTAATGAATAGAGCTACAACTGGAGGTAAAATAGAAGCTGTAGATATAGCAGTAGGAGAAAGACTAATACAATATTATTCTAAAGTTGGAGATAAAACAAATTTACAAGAAGCAATACAGGCAACAGCTATGGCTGGAACAAATGCTGGTAAAACAGTACAAGCTTTATCAATGTTAAATCACCAAACACCTGAAGGACAAGCAACATGGATACAACGTTCAGTAGATAAAATGAATAATGAGTTAGCAAAGAAAAAGGGTGGAACTATAACAAAAGATAGCGAAGGAAATATTAAAGTTATCAATAAACTGGGAAAAGATATAACAGATAAAGTCGATTTATTTGATCTAAACCCAGAAATGATTGAGAAAATAACTAGTTCAAAAGATAAAGAAACAATGTATAAAAATATAGATAGTGTCTATGAAGAATTAGGAGAACAAGTACCAAAATCGACTATTGAAAAGATAGATAGTTGGAGATATTTTTCTATGTTGGCAAACCCAAGAACACATATAAGAAATATGGTTGGAAATGTTGCAATGGGGAAAACTCAAAGAATAAAAGATAAGTTAGCTGGTGGAATAGAAGGTATAGTTAATAAGTTTAACCCTGAAATGGAAAGAACAAAAACTATTGCATTTGCAAA